GCAAGTTTGGCAGATGTTCATAGATCATATAGTCTTGAAACTTACCAGTTCTGAACTACCCATTCAACAGATATGAAGCAGAAGCCCCAAAAATCTCGTGTCGTTCAACTAACACGAGGACCAATCGAGACGTATGGCATCAAGTTTGATCATCAATTCGGCAACCAACTGGATGTCGAGTTGATCTTCCTCAAGTGTCCAACGGGTTCGTTATTCGGTTGGAAAGGTGATAAAAACCCACAAGGAAAGCCTGCGTGGATTCATTTCGTCAACGCGGTAAATCTCATCTGGAACTACCCAGGCAGTCGAACACCGTTCATGTGGCATCCTTGGGCAATCAAGATGGCAAAGGCTGCATTTGAAAACAAGCGTCTTGCGATCTCATCTGGTGGTTCTGGTGGCAAGACTGGTTTGTTCGCCGTTTACTGTCTCGTTTGGTGGTTGGCAAATCCATACAAGAACGTCGTTCTCGTCAACACCACAACTATCAAGGACTCGATGGGGCGTATTTGGGGCCAGATCACTCGTTACTTCAATGGCATGGCTGGAGCACCTCCTGGAAAGCTGGTAGAATCCTCACACTGTATCAAGTCGATGGACTTGAATACCGGCGTTGTAATGGACGAATACGGCATCCGTTTGTTTCCAGGTGAGCAAAGCAAAGCCGCTGAATCATCACGCGCCATTCGAGGTCAGAAGCATGGCCCTGGCGGTAAGCTCATCGTTGTTCTTGACGAGTGCGCGGAACTTTCTCCATCTATCATCAATACGTTTGAGGAAAACTTGACGCAGAACCCGAATGTCCAGCTTATCGCGCTAGCCAACGCCAATTCGCCATTCGATACCTTTGGACAGCTTTGTGAGCCTATTCCTGGAGGATGGGATAGCTACAACCCAGATTGGGACGAGTGGAAAGGGAAAGGCGCTCACGTCATCCGCATCAATAACGAAACATCGCCAAACATCATTGAGGGTAAAACGATATACCCGTTCTTGATGACGAGGGAGATGTTGGAAGAGAAGCGAGAGAAGCTGGGCCAGCATACGCGAGCTTACTGGCGAGGCGTCCTTGGTGCGTTCTTGCTTGATGGGGATGATGACAATATTTATTCGCCCGCTGAAATTATCAAGACGCCCAAGGATTGCGTGTGGCAGGGGATTCCAACAAAGGTGTGTGGCATCGACCTTTCATATACCAGTGGTGGCGACAAAACAGTGATGACGATTGGCTCTATTGGTATCTGCACTGATGGTAAGAAGCGACTCAAGTTTGAGCGCCATATCCTTCTCAATGACGATGCCAGCAAACGCGACGTTGACCGCACTACGCAGCTTATTGACCAAATCAAAGACATCTGCAAGAAGGATGGAATCGACATCAAGGACGTGGCAATTGATGCGTCTGCCGGTGGTGGCAAGACCTTTGCTGATGCCATGTGGAGCAAGTGGGGTAACACTTTCTTGCGTGTGGACTTCGGTGGTAAGGCTTCAGATCGTCCTGTGTCTGCTGCGGATCGTGAGAAATCAAGCGTGAGGTATGCCAACAGAGTTAGCGAACTTTGGGGCTGTGGCAAAGAACTGATTCGCTGCGATCAGCTTCGCAACATCACAAAGGAGATGGCTGACGAAATGACTGTTCGTAAGTACAAAGATAACAAGGCGCTTGATGGAGGATCACGCATCAAGGTTGAGTCCAAAGTCGATATGAAGCGCAGAACAGGTAAGTCGCCGGACGTTTATGACAGCGCCTGCGTTCTTATTGAGCTTTGCCGTGAGAAACATGGACTCTCAAGTATCGACAAGCCGGGAAATCACAATCCCGGCAAACCAAATCCATTGCAGAAGAGATTCAAGCAGTTGGCTGGCCTGTGGGCTGCTTAGCCGAACGTCCGATGCAGCGAACTTTTTCACCAAGGCTCAGTCGTCGCTGATCTTTTTGTTCTCCGAATCGTTCAGTTCATCCAGAGCGTCTTGTGGATCAGTGTCAGTGAGCATCATTTGAGCCGCACATGCACCGCGCCAAGCCTCCACTTCGTGCGGATGGGTAGCTAAATCGAAGCGGTAGCCTACTCCAACATTGTAGCCGCGAATCCTGTATAGGGTTCTAGCCAGTTGGTTGGTTTCATCAATGATTTCTTGATCAGATCTTAGAGCAGATTGTCTCATGGTGGATAATTAGAAAATCCGTTTCATATTAATGTCCAAAAGCCTCAAGCGTGTGCTTGAATGGATTGCCTCGATCAGTTCTATTTTATTGTTCATTTTATTAATCAAAATCCGTTCACTTTTGGCATCAACACAACCTCTATCGCTTCTTCTCCAATAAGCTGACCAAGAGTTAACTTGTACATCCTTGCCATTTTTAATGCGGCATCAACAGTCAGTTCAAAGCAGTCTTTTTCTAGCTGAGAGCACCAACTGGAAGCACGTCCCATGTGCTCATTCACTGCCTGCTGACTCAAGCAGTTGATCTCTCGGAGGATACGATAGCGTTGACCTTGCGTGGTTTTTACTTGTATTGGTTTCATATAGTCATCAATCTTATCACGTTATTTAACGCGATGCAAATTATTTCGTTTTCACTACTTCAACTTTAACGAATGGAAGCATGAGGACACTGATGGTCTTATTCTTCCCAAGGGTGAATGAGTGCGTCACCGCCTTGAATATAGACTTCTTGAGCATCATGACGCCGTGATAGCGAAAGATTGAACCGTTGGGGAGGCGGTAGTAGCGGATCATCATATTTTCAGTGAAGTTTGCATTTATTCAGTTGGGATACATGGCTTTTTCCATACTAGTGAGACACCATCTAAAAATCGTTGATGCCTTGCTCTCAAGTTGATTCCATAACAATTTCTAAAACTTTCAACAGTATCAATTATTTTTGGCATGCTTTTAATCCATTCATTCCACTCAAAATTAAACTTGTTGGCGTTCCATTTACTATCAGGTTTTGACCCATGTCGATCAATTGGTTTTGTAACTGAGTTAGTTGGACCGATGCCCAATATTAATCGGTAAGATTTTGCTGTTTTGCCATTCTTTAAAGATCGAAGGCGCATAAGTATTTTTTTATTTCCCTTCTTTCCAAGCGTTTGCCTCAACTCTTTTACAAGAAGATTTATGGTTCGATTTCTATCCTTGATCGGGACTTTTGGAAGGGCTTGTTGTGCGCTCTCAAATGGGTATAGCGGATCAATCTTCGCTCTGAAATCATGGTACGAGCTTGGTATAGAATCTGGATGTTCATTGAGAATTGAGTTATTTTTCGCTTTTTTCTTATTGGACTTCTGTTTTCGCTTCTTTTTCAAACCGTGCTCCTCCGCATGATGTGCAGAGCACAAAACCTGAAGATCGCTTGTCCGCACATCGTAAATATCTCGGTATCGAATATGGTGAACCTCGATTGACTCTGTTTCTCCGCAAATCTCACATTTCCTACCAACCTCTCTAAATTTTGCGCTTCTCAATATGCTCCAATGCTCTGATCTCAGGTACACCTTGGCGTACCACTTTTTTTGCGTCAGTCCGCTCTGTTCAATCTCTAGTTTGTAGGCTGGTTTAATCATTTACTTTCCAACGGGCTTAATTCGTTTCGATGCACTAACAGACCCCGGCTAAGGAAGTCTGTTAGTGCTTTAGTGAGACTTTCCACGCGGGAATCATCGCCCTTCAACACTTCGGTTTCCCGAATCCGGCACGTCCAGCGGTCACCTGACCTAGACTAGTCTTCTTTCGTGGACTCCGGCAGACTCCATTGCTGGAATGCATTAAGCCAGTCGGTAAGATTGGCCCCGCTCCTTCACATATAGGCTCGTCAAAACAAACGGTTTCCTACTGTTACACGCCAGTTTTTGAAAAACTGGTAACTTTTAGTGTGGGGATGCCCACTGTACGCAAAGAGGCCGACATCGTGGAGCAATGTCGGCCTCAGTGGCTTGCAATGGGCAGAATGCACTGCTCCACAGCGCAAACCAGATTGAATTCGATCTAACCATAATCTCACTTGCGCCATTCAGTCAAGCGGATATGGTAAAAAATATGGCAACGGACATTTATCTCTATCGAAAGGACCGCCGCTGGCAGAAAGCCTCCAAAGTCATTGACGTGACTCTGACCAGCAACCAGACCGCTTACGCAAGCGT